CTATGAGAAGTGAAGCAGTAGAGAATCTTTACGACGATCTTGTGGACTTGTACGGTAACGACATTATGATGAAGTGCCATGTATCAAAAGAGGTATCTTTTGTACTAAAACCAAAACTGAGGGGAGAAAAATGAAAGTAAAATATGTTAATAAGTTGTGGAAAGGCCAGTTTGTTTCGATTCGTGATTACGAGTTAGAGGATGCAATTCGTGAAGAAGGCCTTGAGGTTCACCACAATGGAGATTACCGAGTTTTCACCATTGATGAACTAGAAAAGCTGACCCCAAATGATCGTATTTTCCAGTCAAAAACTGGCGGAAAATCATATAGATTGGTTGATATTCCTTGGGAGTAAATGTATAAGATTCTGGGGGCGAAATATCTCTGCCTGTGATTGCGTTTTACCCGACACCCAAACGCCGCCCCCACGATTTATCCTAGATTATAGTATTTTTTCCAATAGCGCACACTGCTTTCCGATATTTTTAATTCGTTCGCAATATCTACTGTGCGAAACCCTTCCTCTACCATTTCCTTAACAAGGGCTAGGCGTTCAGGATTATATGAGCCTACACGTTTGCGATCTGTTTTCTTTGGTTTTTGCTCACTAACAGGTGGGGCTTGTCGTCCCCACTGTTTTGCATGCCTTGCGCGTTCTTTCTTGGCTAGTTCTGCCCATGCGGTTGCTTCAGTCTGCATTAATAATATCCTCTTCTTCCCTGTTTAATTGTCCACCCACTAACCCGAGCCATTTGCGTGGCCCAGTGCGAGTGCGTTTATATGTGTCTACTCTATTGTCCTGCTGCAACTGGCGCACACAGTTTTGCAGAGTTGTTTGCCCGAGGCCTTTGAGGTTGGCTGCGGGGATGTCATCAATCGGCGCTGATTCCACTGCCTCAAAGATTCCATCTGTGGAGCCAGACTTTGTGATGTAGCGCCCCGATTGTTCTCTATCCCGAATAAATTCAAATACATATTCAAGACGGTTTGCTTGAATGCCTGATCTTCCCGTGTTGCGAACATCAACTGTGCGATCTTCAAGTAGGCCAGTTTCAGGATTCCGAATAAAATGCCGAACATCTCTATTTGCGGGGCCGTTTGATTTAACAACTGCTCCATCAAACACAGCATTCCGAGCATATGGCACGTTAAGGTCTTTGCACCGAGTCCGAGCCACATCTTCCCGAACCTGCCACACTGAGAAAGCCGAACGTACACCGTCAACAATCGCAGAGGTTCCCCGAATCTTATTCCGAGCTTGCTCTGGAGTTTCAATAGCATCTCCATCGCTGATCTTCGCCATGTGGTGGTTGACCATCACGGTAGCACCAGTTTCGGTCGAGATTTGCGCCAGTAAACCCATGAAAGCTGCACCCGCTGCGGGGTCTGCGTTCACATCAGCATGTACGAATGATGCCATAGGGTCGATGACAATCAGTGCGAGGTCGTCGATCTCTAACATCTCTTCGTAAATCTTCGCAAATTCGTGATCGACTTCGTATGAGTTGTCGCGCTTCGCCATAATTGGGAACACACCGCCTTCGTTTGGCAGAGGAACTACGATAAGGTCGTGCTGATAAGCCGAACGTTTGTTCAGTGGGTCGAGCCTGCTGACACGACGATGCAGTTCATCTCGGTCATCTTCCGCTGACAAAATGATCGCAGTGCCATGGTGTGCAACTAATCCCCCGAAAGAGTTTTGCATACCTTCTCCCGATGCAACTTTCATTGCGAGGTCGAGCGTCATCATGCCCTTGCCCGAGTCCCCTGCTGCTGCGAATACAACTGGAACCCCGAGCGGAATTGTGTCTCCGATAAGAAACTTTTGTTCGGGTGCCCGCCCAGCGAACTGATTTCCGATTAGCAAGTGCTTGCTTTTAAGAGAAAGAGACTTCTTCGCCTGATGGATCGGGTTATTGAGGAACTTTGCAATGTCTGTGCCGTCATCAACAGCGTCTGCCGCATCCCACTTATCGGGCTTACCCATGGGGATGTTCAGCATTGTGACGGAACGTGCTCCCGCCTTTTCACATAGTTCTTGTACGAGCTTTACATAATTCTTTCCTGCAGCATCATTATCGGGCCAAATTGTTACTTCTTTGTCTTTAAGAGGCGAAAAGTCGTATTTGCCCTTTGAATTTTCTGAAAGCATGCCCTCGCCACCAATGGTGCAGGTGGCGGTATATCCGAGTTTGATCAGAGCGTCTGCGCATTTTTCTCCTTCGACGAAAATAATACGGTCACTATCAAGTATGTCTGGTAGATTATACAGCGGCCTGACACGTTCTCCGAGGTATGGAAACTGACGGAACTCTTTCTTAGGCTTGCCATCTTCCCCCCGAACAATTTCATTTGCCGCATCTCTGCTGAGATACCGACGAACTGTAAATAGAACTTCGCCAACTTCTGAGAGATATAAATATTCTCCGTCATGCGGGGTATGATAGTCAATCTTTCTTTTTACTGATTTTTGTTCGTTTTCTGTTGACACGTTTGCCTGGGGAGCCTGGGTAGTTGCCTGGGCTGGGGCAGAAATGTTCGGCTTAATTGGGTTTTCCACCCTGGGAGCTGCGGGCCTGTCCAGGTATTCTTTAAAATGTTCGGCTACTTCGTGCAGTTTCCACTGCTGGCCTTCCATTAAAATCTTCGTAATGCCACCGATCCCGTCACCTGTGGCAAAATCCATGCCGCGCATAAAATTTGGACTGCTAGGGTCGATGTTAATCTTTAACGACTGACCCGCTTCTCCACCCAGCGATCCAAGAAGAAACTCATTCCGAACAACTTTCCCATGTGGATATGTTCGTTTTAGTGTCTCAATCTGGACATGTGACGGAACTTTTTCGGAGATTTCTTGCACTAAATCTCTAGATGATGTGTTGCCAACTACTGTTAATCGCATTATATTGACCCTCGTAGGTTAATCCTTCTTTTTTGTGTAACTTTTAAGGCTGGCCCCATCCTCAAAATACGGGCCAGTCTTTTTTTATCGTTTCCAGCAAGTCTCCCTAAACTCACAAAATTTGCAGAGATAAAAATCTTTACTGTTAGCTACGCGAGGCAGAATGTCACCTGCCTTGGATGCAGTCAAGATATTTACAGCCCGATCACTGGCTGTCTGCGCTAAATGCTTATCGAACTCTACTAACTCATAGTAAATCTCACTGGTATTTTTATTCACAACAGTAAACAGAGCGGGGTGCTCAGTTAATTCCATATATGCCTGATACAGTGCAATTTGGGTTGCGTAAGTTGGGTTGGCCTTTGCCACTCCCATGCGTGTGAACGCCTTGAACTTCGCATCATTGGCTGACTTGTTCTCCCATAGCGCAGGATAGCCCATATCGACTGGACCGCTGCACAGAACGCCGTCTATGTGGCCTCTGATTTCACCGTCTGCAATAGAAAACCCGAACTGTGCTCCACTTTTGTCCTCTGTTCGTAGATCAAAACCTGCATCTCTAAACCACTTGGCAACGTAATCTTCGATATTGTGCCCGAACTCAAAAATTCTAAGTGTTCTAGGGCTGAATCCCGACCCTTCATCTTCAGTATAGTTGAGATAGCGATACTGTATTTTACGTCCACATTCATCACCAATGCTTGATGCACCTAGATACTTGCGGCGTTCTCTTTTGCGCTCCTGCTTCTTAATTCCTTCGTCTACCGCTGCGGCAATAGCGTCCGTTGTAGGATTAGAACGGGATACTTGTAGATGGGAAAGTGCCTGTTGACTTAAAGTACTTGTCTTCGAGCGTTCCAACGTTAATCTCCTCAGTTATCGGCTTGGCCTCTTGCAGTGCAAAGATTAGAACTTCTACCTGTTCTTCGGATAGATCGCAGAATCGGGTCTCCCACCCGAACTTGCTTAGAATAAATGCCAACTCTTTCATTGGCTTCGGTGCGGATGGTACCGTCAATGCATTGTCTCCTCTGGTGCTATAATTAAATCCATAATTTCATCCATTTCTTCGTCATCGTAATGTTCATTTTTAAAATTCATCACCATGACATGCCCTTCAGCGATCTCTACTGTGGCTGACCCGAACAAAATTTCGTCTTCTGAAGACTCAATTTCTTGGTCTACAATTTCTGAAACAGTTTGTTGGATTTCTGGGATGTCATCTTTGTCATTCACAAAACATGTGTAATCATATTCTTCTGAATATGTTTCACAGCTATCTTTTTGTTTCGCGTAGACGACACTCATTTGGAATCGAGCCATTTTAATCGCCCCTCTGCATGTTGGTACTGCAAGTGTACCGCAATATCCGCCAAAAGAAACGGAAATTGTTCGGGTTCTATTTGTGCAATCAATTCCCCATTATACCATATTTTGAGGCCTTCGTCATATACTGCCCATCTTAGTTTATTATCTTTCATAGATACTTCTCCACTGCTGACTCAATTACTGCCCGATTCCACATGAAATTTAACATGCAAGCTGCTTTGTACTTCGTCCATGAGAAGTCGAACCCACTGATCTGAATGCCCTGTCTGCGCAAGTGATCAATTTGTTTTGCTGTTGGTTGCTGATCCAACCAACGTTTTGTTTTCTTCGCTGCCGACCCATCTTCGATCTCCCGCAAGAAGTCATCTGCTGCGGCTGTGGCCTGTGTTGAGCCGCCGACTGCTAGAACTCTGAACTTCTTCGTTGTATTACATTTCCCAAACGCAATACTTAACTCTGCAATATTTGCAACGCCGACGAATCCGTCAAACCCCATAGCCATGCGTAGACAGTTGTCCCCGAACAAATCAATCCACCGAAACGGGGACATGCGCATCAAGTCGAACTCTGTCATCTCGAACCGCTCTAGTTCGGCTTTCTCCAGTGCCTCTGACTCGAACAAGTGTCCGCAAAACTGACAAATCTTCGTGCCCATCGGGATTTCTGCGTCACAACTCGGACAAATCTTCGTAGGAGCTTCACCCTTCTGCTCTCTGTCATCTAAATTAACGCTGTCCTCTAACGACCCATGAGTCAGGATACTCGTGCCAAAGTCGAGAACGATACAATCTGTCTTTACAACGTCAGGAAACTCTTCTGGGTTGATGGTGCGCAAGCCACGCCCGATCATCTGCACCATTGTTCCCTTCTGAGAACATGGGCGCGTCAGAACAACACACGACACTGGTGGAGCGTCGAACCCTTCTGTCAGCACTGCTACGTTGACGACGACTTGAATGTCACCGTGCGCTAGACCATGCAGCGTTTCTGCACGTTCATCCTTTGGAGTCTCACCTGTGACTACCGCTGCGTTTACGCCGCTGATTAAGAACTCTTCTAGCAGGTCTTCGGCATGCTTTACTGTGCTGCAGAACACAACGGTCTTACGGTCTCCCGCAAGGTTCTGCCACTCTTCGACAACGCGCCTGTTCAGCACTTCGCTGTTCATAATCGCTTCGACCTCATGCATGTCGTACTCTGCGCCTCTGCGCGTTACGTTCTGCAGTTGGTCTCCAACACCCAAGTCCATTGTGAACGAGCGTGGTGGAACTAAGAATCCTTCGCGGATCAAAGTTGTGATTTCAATCTGGTGTGCGCAGTTGTTGAATACTTTCCGCAATCCCTTTCCATCGCCTCGGTTTGGCGTGGCTGTGAATCCAACAATCTCTGCGTCAGGATTATCCGCCTTCACTGCGTCAATAACCCTAACATATGTATCTGCTGCTGCGTGATGACTCTCGTCTACGACTACCATATCAAAGGTAGGACGGTTCATCAGGTTACGCTCTCTGGAAATTGTTTGCACCATA